GATGAGTTGTCATGGGCAAGCAAGAAATCGATTTCAATGACGAGGATGCGGTCCTCGCGGCGATGGCGGCGGAATTGGAGCTGGACGACCTAGCCATCGACGATGGCGGCCGGGGCTTCAGCTCGTTCGGAACGGACACGTTCTACTTCATTGAGACAAGCGGCGGACGGCGTAGCTGGGTCGTGGCGCGCGACGATGACGCCATGGAGGAACTGGCGCTGGCCGTGATCAAGCAAGACCTGGAAACACAGCCAGAGCTATTCAGCCGACACCTGATCGAGTCCAACATCAACATCGAGCGTTTGCGTCGGAATCTGGAGTCGGACACGCACAGCTCCAACTACGATTACTTCAACGACATGAGCGACAGCAAGCTGGAGAGCGAACTGGACAGATCATCTCTGGACCGAGACGACTACATCACCACGGATGACGAGGGGGACGACGAGCTGGAGCGCGACAAGCTCGTCGAGGATCTCGCCGAGGCGAAGACGGAACGGGATCTCGAAGATCCGGTCGCCTACCTGCAAGAAATCTTAGGCGACGAGGACGGCATCAAACAGGCCGCCGAAATTGGCGGTTTCGACATCGACGCGGCAGCGCAAGAGGCTGTGGACACCGACGGCGCCATTCACTTTCTCGGCTCGTACGACGGCAACTACACGGAGCTGGGCGAGCTGCGCTACTGGCGGGTGGACTGAACCAAGGGAAAGAAGGGAAGGAACGGATGGCGAAGCAGCGTGCAGAAATCTTTGGCAGCCCCGACCGGGCGCTAACTGTGGGTGAGCCGATAGACGCGCTAGCAACGTATCCGCGTCGGAGCCGCGTGCTGATTTGGGCGACCGCCACCAAAGATAGCGTGGCGGCCATGAACCGCATGCGGGAGAGCGGCAAGCGGCCCAAGGAGCTGATGCCGATGCTCACCCAGGTTGTCGGGCTGATGCGGACGGGAACCAACAAAGACACGCCCGAGCTAGAAACAAGTGAGTGCCTGGAGCTGATCACCCTGCAACAAGAGCTGGACCGACGGAGCAAGTGATGCTGCACGAACACCCCGACTACGCGCCGAACCGCTACGAGCAAGAGGGCGGCACGCAGATGCTGGCGCAGCGCTGCATCTTCTGCCAAGTGCAGGGGCGCCCCGGTATCCTGCGCGACCCGGAGAGCATCGAGCGCGGGTGCGGCCCAGTGTGCGCCGCGAAGCACGGGATCTATACCGAGGCGGGCCCAGTGGATCAGGAGGCGTTGAAGCATGCGCTCGAAACGGCCCCAGCGCTCATGCGAGAGGCCGTCGAGGGCAAGCTCCCCGACGCTCGTAAAGCGGTCAGCGCGGCGATCCACGCTTCGGGCCGAGCTTGGGAAACGGGAGCGGCGGACGCAGCTTCGTACGTCGGAAGTGCAATGGAACTGTCGAGCGCGCTCGGCTACCCCGGAACCTACGACGCTCTGATGAACGTCGCCATCCTGGGTGTGAAGTACGACGAGCAGGGCAACGTCATCGACAGCGGCAAGAAGCCGAAGGGGATCGTTCTCAAAGATGCCGGCCAGGGTATGTGGCAACTGGCGTTGCCGTTCCTCAAAGACAACGTGTGGCGGCCGACGCTGGAGGCGCTGAAGGCTGCCGGGATTCGCAATCGCAAGAACCAGCTAGGCAAGTGGGAGTCCCTGTTCCCTGGCACCGAGATTGGCTGGATCAGAATCCTGAACGCAATGGTGCCGACGCTGGCCGGCGCGCTCGGCGTGATGCCCGACGGCGAAATCTTCGTCGTGCCCAACGCGCCATTGCCGCTGCCCGCGCCGCCAGCGCCAGCTCCACCCAGCGTGGGGGCAGAGAAAGCGGCCAACCCGCCCGAGCCGGGCAAGCTCGACGCCGAGGCACGCGAGGTCCAAGAGGGCGGCACGGTGTTCCTGAAGGACAAGCCGATGGTCGTGGCCTGGATCAGCAACGACCGGGTGAGAGCGATCTTGCTCACGCCCGAGGCTGCCGCCAGGTCGATGGAGGAGCTTGGCTTCCTGCATGGGAAACGCTTCGGCGGAGTCAGTGTCGGCATGCGCGAGGTGAAGACCACGCCGGTCACTCAGGCCGAGGTCGCAAGGGTCGAAGAAAAGACCGCGGAGCCCATGCCGCCGCCAGCGCCCGATTTTGAGCTGCCCGAGGGCTTGCACCCGTGGCAGCGCGACGGAGCGATTTGGCTCCGCCAGCGCAAGGCCGGCATTTTGGCGTTCGAGCAGGGCGTCGGCAAGACGGCTACAGCCATCTGCGCTGCGCAGACGCCGATGCTGGTTGTGTGCAACAAGTCGCTGCGGGTCAACTGGCAGCGCGAGATCAGCAAGCTCTGGCGCCCCGACCTGGCGGTCTACACGATCAGCACGGGCGCCAAGCGCGACCTGGCGAGCTTCAGCGCGGCTGACGTCGTGATCGTGAACTACGACATCGTGCACAAGCTCATCGACGACTTCGCCGAAAAGGGCTTTCGCACGATCATCTGCGACGAGTCACAGAAGCTCAAGGATTTCAAGCTCTCGTGGAAAAAGGACGATAGTGGCCGCTGGCAGCCGCGGCTCGGCGGTTCGCGGCGCGCACAGTCGATCTGGGAAATCGCCCAGCCCATCGAGTACCGCTTTATGCTTTCTGGCACGCCGATGGACAACGGGCGTCCGCGAGAGCTGTTTGGTCAGCTCAACCTTGTGTCACCGCGGCAATTCACCAACTTCAGGACGTTCTGCGAGTATTTCTGCGGCCCCGACGACGTGTTAGTTAAAGGCGGTCGCAAGGTCCGCACGTATGACGGCGCCACCAACACGCTGGAGCTACACGAGGCCATCCAAGGCAAGTGCTACATGCGCGTGACCAAGGACGTACTGAACCTCCCGCCCAAAGCCCGCGAGACAGTGCTGCTTTCGCTCGATGACGTGACCGCAAAGGAATACAACGCCGCGGCGCGCGATCTGTTGAGCTACATCGAAAAGAACTATGGCTGGGCTGCCATGAACTCGGCGGCCAAAGCGGAGGCCCTTCGGCGGCTGGGAGTGCTCCGGCGGCTATGCGGAATCGGCAAGGTCGAAGCATTTGCGGAGCAGTGCCGCGACAACTGGGAAGGCTCGCACCGTCCGTTCCTGGTGTGGGCCTATCACAAAGAAGTGCAGCAAGCGTTGCTGGCCGCGTTCAAGCAGTTCACTGATTGGAAAGTCGGGTCGATTTTGGCGGAGGACAAGCCGGACGAGCAAACGCGCATGAAAACTCACTTCCAAGATGGGCTGCCAGAGTCTGCGCCGCCCGAGCAGCGCGACTACCTCGACGTACTCGTGTGCTCTCTCTCGATGGCGCGCGAAGGACACACGCTCACGCGGGCCGAGGAAGCGTATTTCATCGAACGCCTGTGGTCGCCGTTCCACTTGGAGCAGGCCGAGGATCGCATCCACCGCATCGGCACGAAAAACCAAGTGACGATTTTCTACTACGATGCGCCGGGCACGGTAGACGAAGAAATCGGCGTGATGCTGGATCGCAAGTTGCGTGCTGGCCGAGAGGTCATCGAGGGCTACACGCTGACCGATGCACAAGTAGCTGACACGTTGTTCGGCAAGACTCGGGAATTGAAACGGAACCCGAGCAAGCCGACGCAGTGTGACTGGCTCGAAGCGGAGTGACGGTTCCGCGCACAACGGAATTGCGCTTCTGAGAAGTTGCCCAGCACAGAGCGCGTCGGTATGGTGCCGCGCATGACAGACCCGACTTTGGTTGCTGGCATCATCGCCGCCGCGATCTCGCTTCCGGGCGTGCGCGACGAAGGACACCTCCAGGCGTACGCAGCGGGCACCGCGTGCGCTGTCGAGGCCGCTACGTGCACAGGCGACTGGGCAACGCTCGACTTCTGTCAGCCCGTGTGGCGACGCTCGAAGCGGGAGCTGGCCGCGCTGCTCGTGGACATCGCGTGGTTCGAGTCTGGACTGATCAAGCGCATCGCCGCGGGGCGCTGTCGGCCGGAGGAGTGCGACGCGGTGAAAATGCCCGGCGGTCGCATCCTGCATCGCGCCCGAGGCGTGTACCAGATCCAGTACACCGGAGCAGTCAGCTCGACCGAGTGGTGGGAAATGGTCGGGGTGACGGATTACAGCTTTTTCGTCGCCAGCTACGCCGCAGCGCGCATGCTCAGCGCTCACGAGCGGAGTTGCAAGAGCGTGTCCGGCGCGATTTCTGGTTTCGCAACCGGAGGACGCTGTGGCTGGGGAGGCACGCCTAACCGCTTTGCGGTGTATCAGAAGCTGCTGATCCGGGTTTCCGCGCCGCCCATAGAGAAACCAACGTCCCCCGTCGAGGTGCCGGCTGCGGTGGCCACCTCGGAAGCGCAAAAGTTTCCCTGAGCTGGGGAAGCGGCTAGGCTTTTGGCGTGGCACCCGAGTTTGTGGCGCAGCCGATCAGTGAGTACGAGGGCGAATTTGCCCGGTCGGCTCCCGCGCCCGCCCAAGCTCCGGTCGCGCTCCAGCCCCAGGCGGTCCTGACCCCAGCGCTATTCACCGCGCCGGCCCCGGGAGGGGCTCCCGAGGCGACCGCGCTGCGCCGCAGAGCTGGCGTCGGCCTGCTGCTGGTCGCCGGAGCCGCCGGAGCTGGCGCCGTGCTGGCGGGGCCTTGGGGCGCCGGGGCGGGGCTACTGCTGCTGGGAGCTAGCCGCAACGTGCTGCGGGCTCACCGGCTCTGGTCAGCTCCCGAGGGTCGAGCGGAGGCGTCGCGCAGCGGCACCGTGGCGCTGGTCGGCCTCGGCGTCGGTGGCTACTGTGCCTACCGAGCCTACCAAGCGAGGAACGTGAGATGAGCGATGTAGTTCTTGCTGATGCACAGTTCACCCTTGAGAGGGTGCTGCGGCCGTTCGACAATTTTGAGAACGTCTATCAAGGCCAAGAGGCGGGTGTCCCAATAGCGTTTCCCGGCGTCGTCGATGCCGACGCTGGAACGCCGGGATTCTCACCCTACCTGCTCGCCGGGCTCGAAGTGCCGCTCGGAGCAAAGGTCCAGATTTGGTTTCCGGTCGTGTCCTACGGCGGCCTGGGCACGGTAGAGCCCCCCGAAATCTTCCCGTACACGTACGGCATCCATTGGCGCATGCGCAACGTCGCCGACTTTCGCCGTCGGCGAAAGCCATATCACATCAGCAAGCAGACCGGCGGCGCTCCAGATCCAACGGGTACTCCTGTGGGTTACAGCCCGCAGCGACTGCTGCTCCCGAGCGCGCTCGAATCCATCCTGTACCAGCAGCCTGAGCCGAGCGGCGCCCCGGCCGTCAGCAACTTGCGCGCGACGACGATCAACGTGCCGGGTGATGGGATCTTGACGAGCGCGACCGGAGCTGGCCGCCCGTTCTTGCCTCCGGGCACGCCGCCGCCGCCTGGCGGCGGTCCGCCGTTTGGACAGTTCGAGCAAGGCGTGGCGGACCCCAATTTCAGCGACCAGGCCACGCTCTCAATGTTTCGCACGTACTTCACCATCGCAAAGGGAGACGAGCTGATCATCACAGCGTCGCGCACTGACCAGATGATTCTTGGCACCTGGGATTTCTCAGGCATCGACCAGGGGTTCTCGAATTTGTACGGCACGAACGTCGGAGGGCCGCCCCACCGGGCGTTCCCTGACATGGGCATCTATGTCTGGACGGGGAGCAACCCGTCGTGATGGGAGTGATATGGACGTTTCCACGCTCGACGCACTCGGAGCCCTAGTGGGCGCTGCCGCGGCCAGCTTCGGCGCAAGCTGGGTCGCCATCGGGCGTCCGATCAAGAAGCAGCTCGCGGAGTCATCGGAGCCCTTTGCAAAGGCCGAGTTGCTCACGCATCGAGTCGCTGCGGTTGAGACTGTCATCACCAAGCTCACCGAGCGCGTGGAGCACTACGAAGCTCGCGCGAGTCGCACGGTTACGGATGAGGAGTTCGCGACCTACACCAACCACACGACCAAGGCCGTGCAAAACCTCACTGAAAAAGTTGGCCACGTAACGGGAGCGCTAGAAGCATGGTATCGCCAGCCGCCAAAGTAGAGTTTCCGCTCGAAGAACCGCCGACGTACCCGGTCAAGCTATCGGGGGGCTCGGTCAAGCGTCGCATCGTGGCCGCGTTCAGCCAGCAGGTGAGCGCGGAGCACGACGCTCACCACGCGCTCGACAATCTGATCCAACTGGTGCGCCGGGTAGACTCGGTGCCACCAGTTGGAGCGAGCGCGCAACGCAGGCTCTCGCTGCTAACAGAAGAAGAGTGAGGACAGAATGATCCCATGGCTTAGCCACCTGCGCGCGCAGGTAGACGCAATCGACCCGCAGCTTTGGTTTGCCGCCGTCGCCGTCGCGGTGGGCACCCTGGTGTTCGTGTGGCGCAAGCTCGCTCCGAGCACGTGGGACAAGCTACCCTCGCGCTTCAAGGTGCTGCCGGCCGCCATTGTCGGCTCATTGCTCACGGCCGGAGCTGGCGCAAATGCGCGCCACATCATCATCAATCTCGTAATTGGCGCGTTTGCGGGCCTCGCCGCGGCCGGTGGCCACGAGATGGGCGTTCGGCTACTCTCCGGCGCGGGCAACGACCGCAAGAAAGCGATCCCCAAGACGGCCGCCAAGAAGCCTGAGAAGAAGGCCGCCAAGAAAGCGGACGCCGACGACGCGCCGGAGCCCAAGAAAGACCCTGAGGAGGAAGCGGACAAATGAGCAGCGACGACTTTGCGGACATTCGAGGCGTGCTCTCCGGGTTTGGGTGTCTCGGCGGGATGGGCGCTGACGCGCATCACACCGCGCAGCAGAATCGAGCGGAGGACGGCACCGGGATCACCTACACCGTGCCGTGCGACAACTGCGGCATCCCCAACGCGATCACAGTGAGCTGGGACGAATTCATCTACGGCCTCGCGCGCCAGGTGCCTCCGGGCTGGAAATACGAACCGCGATTTGGAGCGATCCACCCCAACGTCGGCTGCCGGAGTTGCCGCGGCCTGTTGATGATCACGCTGACGCCCGACGAGTGCCAACGGCACCTCAAGGCCGGCGAAGCCGAGGGCAAGGTCAGCGGGCCCTACATTGCCAATGCCATGGCGACGCTGAAGGCGCGAGGGCAGGGCGTCCGAGGCTGAGTGGGCGCCGCCGAGTGTCAAGACCTCGCGACGGAGCTGACGGCTGACGACGCTTTTCTGATCGTCGAGCCGTACTACCTCGCGGTGCAGGAGATATTCCTGGCGGCGGGGCTAATGCTGACGAAGCGCACGCGCCTGTACTGCGCGCCGTGGGTGCATGACAGCCCGCGGCACTTCGCGGCGTGCCGGGACGACGGCCGCGGCGTCGTGGTCGCGCCCGAACTGGCTGAACTGGACGAAGGCATTGTGCTGGCCGTCATGGCGCACGAACTGGGCCACGCAACGGACTTTCTTTACCCCGGACGCTACGCGCTCGGGAAAGAGCGCAAGGTGCTAGAGCGCAAGCGAGAGGACTTTACCGATGCGCAGTGGGCGCGGTGGATCAAGAGCTGGGAGAAGCGCGACCACGACGCGACCGAGATGACCGCCGACGCCATCGCCGAGGCGGTCACGGGACATCGCATCGGCTACGTCGGCCCGTGCCAGCTCCAGTGCTTCGACGCGGGCAAAGCTCGGCCGCAGGGGCTGCGGTGAAGACGCGGCACCGGAAAGTTGACCCTCCACAACCCGGCACCGTAGCCTCTGACGCATGTCCTTTCCCGTCGCCGCGCTCACTTGGGGCGTGTTGGGTTCCGCAGCTCTGTTCCGCGCGCTCTACCACCCGGCGCGTGCCGTGGTCGCTGACGGCTTCGCGGTGCGGTGCGCCGGAGGCACGCCATGCGTGAACGGCATGACCATCGACTCGTTTTTGGGCAAGGGGCCGGTCTACGCCGGCTCTAGCGGCACGGTGTTCCGCACGACCGCGAACACCGTCTGCCTCGCGTCCGGCATCGAGCCCACCGTGCTGGTCTACGAGGGCGACCCGAGCAAGGGCGGCATGCAGGTGCAGGTGCAGCCGGGCGAGCGCGTCACCGTAGGGCAACAAATCGGATTGGCGGAGCGCGTGACGTTCAGCGTCTACGTGCTCTGGCGCAGCCCGGACGGCACGGTCAAAAGCATCCCCAACGAACCTGCCGCGTGGCTCGCTACGCACGGCATGAAGGTGTCGCGCAAGCAACGCGCTGGCGGCGGAGTGGGAGCGCAATGGTGCGAGGCGGGGCGCAAGCTCACTGTGCCGCAGGACGTCGCCCAGTGCGGGCTCAAGCTCGCGGCGCCGGGCGCGTTCATGCTTTTGCCCGTCAGCGCGACGATGGAGTGATGGAGATGAAGACGGTCGTGATCGACTCGTTCGCGCCGCTCGAAGAAGGCTGGCACGGCCGCTGGAAAGCCGAGCTGAGCGAAAAAGACTACGACGAGTTAACAAACCTTTGTGACGAGTACGGGGTGCATCTTCTCGTCGCAGCGCTCGCGCAAATTTCCGAAGATCAAGGCTGGATGACGGCTTGGGCGGCTAAGCAAGTTGCCCAAAGAGCCGCTGACGATTTGCAGGACCAGTGGCAATCCGAAGCTGAGCTAGCAGAAGAACGACGGCGGGACCGCTAGATGGAGCACCAAAACGCCCAGCTTATGTTGGCGGGGGCCTTGGCGGTCGGCGGGTTCGTGCTGGGCAAAGCCGTCGTCGATCACGTGGTGTGGTCGCGCGCGCCCGCACGTGATCTCGACGAAGATGCGGCCACGTTCGAGGAGGCGCACTACCGCGCCGCCGGATTCCGACGCAGTAGTGAGGTGCCGAATGCCGCCCGCGACATGGCGGCTCTGGCCGCCGCACTGGTCGGGATGGGCATGCTGCTCGCCACCGTGCCGGAAACAATCGACGAGCTGAAGAAGCTGGGAGAGTAAAGTGAACCACCAAGAGGCACGCGATCACGTCGTCGAGGGCTTTCGGCGCACGTTCGGCCACGCCCCCAAGATTGCCGAAGCGCAGATCCTTCAAGGCATCGGCTGGTTGGAAACCCAATACGGCCAAGGCTGGCGCGGCAACGGCAAAGGCAGCCACAACTGGGGAGCCATTCAGAGCGGACGAACGCCCTGCGACCCCGCCAAGAGCTTCGAGTACACGGACACCACTCCGACCAGTTCGGGCACCAGTGTCCCGTACCGCATTTGCTTCCGCAAGTACGCCGACGATGATGCGGGGGCAGCCGACCTGGCGCGCGTGGCGTACCAGCGACGGCCGACGGTGCTGGTGGCGGCGACGAAGGGCGACATCATGGCAGTGAGCACGGCTATGTATGACACGACCTACTACCAGGGCTTTGGCCCGACGCGGGAAGCGCGGATCGCGAACCACCACCGCGCACTGCTAGCCGCGATCCAAAAGGGAGCCCAGGCGCTCGGCGAAGCGATGCCCGACGGATCGGTGCTGCCGCCGCGTACGCTGCGGCTCCAAACACCGCGCATGTCTGGGACGGACGTCGAGCGCGCTCAGCGTCTGCTCTGCGGCAACGCTGACGCAGCCGAGGTACTGGTCGTATTGGCCGGAGAGCAGTTTGGCACGTTCGGTTCCGTCACCGTTAAGATGGCACGAGCTTTCCAAGCGGCACACGCCGGGCTTGCGTGCGACGGCATTGTGGGTCCGAGGACGTGGGCGGCGCTCGAAGCCAGCGCGGCCGGGCCACCAGCAAAGTGCGATCACCAGTGAGGCAGCATGCAAACGAACAAGCGCGCCAAGCTCTCGGTTAAGGCCGGCTCCGAGCCGACGCGCACGAACATCGGCATCGTGGCCGGCGAGCTGGCGCAGGATGCCTTTGGTAAAGGAGTCCGTTACGACGCGGCCAACGCACGCTTTCAAGCCGGGCTCCAGCGCGCTGCCGCGGAGCGCGTGTTTGGCAAGTTCGACGCCGCGCAGGCCAAGCTGTTCGACGAGTCTTACTCTCACCAGCTCCGGCAGTTGTCAGAGCAGACCGGGTTTGGATTCGCGAAGGAGCGTAGCCCCCTCAAGCTGTTTGGGAACCCGAGCAGCAACGAAAGCCCCGCTCTCCGCGCCGCGCACGACATCAACCACTTCGCCCAGTACATGGGCGGGTACGACGTGGACATCAAGCCGTCGCACGAGATCCCGCATCGGGAGCGCTACACCGTGCAGGTCTGGCAGCGCGGGCGGCCACGCAATCACGCGACGCTCATGGGGCAGTTCTGGGTGTATGACAATCACGTCCTGGGATGGCGCAGCGCCGCGGACCCCGGCCTCGGCCAGTACGTCAAAGAGCTGAGTGCCAAGCTCGGCGAGGTGCAGACGGCGCCGGCACCGCGCCCGCCCGTATTGCGCCCGCCTGCGCCGGAACCATCACAAACAGAAAGCGACCGCATGATGAGGGAGGACGAGCGAGCCATGCGACGGTACGCAACGGGGATTCGTCGCGAGGAGCGCCAAGCGGTCAAGAAGCACAAGCGCAACGACGCCTACTCGCCGTTCGCGGAGCAGCTCCCCGGCGGGCGAGCCGCTGGCATGCAGACCGAGGATTTCGAGCCTGCCGAACTGGAGCGCGGAGCCAAGCACGAGCTGGAGCATACGCAGGTGCCAGGCCAACCGGCGACGCCGGAGCAGTGGCAGCTAGCTCAAGAGATCGCGATGGATCACCTCGCTGAAGACGGGACGTATTACCAAATGCTGGCGCAGATCGAGCAGACGCCCAATCGCCGCTCGCGTCACCGCGAAGGCGACGAATTGGTGATGGGGATGACCGTGAAGTTCACCGGGCCCTGGCTTTTGGCAGGGACGCCTGTGGAAGTGTTGGAAGTGAAAATGCAGCGAGGCCAAGAGCCGCGCTTGCTGGTCAAGGCGCTCAACCGGGCGGAGCAGAGCTACCGGCTCGAATACTGGGTGGACGAGTCGGCCATCGAAAGCTACGGGGCGATGCAGCCGAACGCCACGGGCTACTACGTGTGGCCGCTGACGCGGGACCACAAACCGATGGTGGGTGAGGGGCCGTGGGGTCCGTACCCCGAGCTGACCGGGGCCAAGACGTTTGCGCGCATCGGCGCGGCGCTGGGCAAACACGACCGAGCGGTCACGGTTGGCCGCGAGCCATCCTCTCCGAGCTTCAAGATCGTGCGCGTTTACGCGGCGAAAACCGGAGAGCGGCGAGTCTGACGCAGAAAACTTGAGCGGCCATGGGTCGGCCGGTTAGCCTTGCGGGCATGTCAGAAGTCGTCCTTTCCCTCACGCCAGAACAGTACGCCCAGCGAGTCAAGGTCGCCGTCGCGGCGGGCGCGCTCGGGGCGACCATCGCCGTGCTCGTCGGCCGGCGCATCACGCGCATCGACAACGTGGTGATTGGCGGACTGTTCACCGGCTTTGCGGCGTACCGCGACCCCCGTGGGACAACGACCGGGACAATGATCGTCGCGGCCATCGAGGGAGCCATTTGGGGAGCGACCGACCAGTTCGTGCCGAAGCTCAAGGACTACCTCATGCCGCCGCCCGAGCTGCACAAGGGCCTGGTGCCGTCGAGCATGGCACTGGAGCCAGCCGTGGCCGGCTACGGCCACGGCTACTGAGTTCGCCATGAGCAGCGACGCGCTGTTTGTCACCGAGCTGTCCGAGGATCAGTTTCCGCCGCCCGGCAAGTACGTCGCGGCCTCGACGACGCAAGCCTACGGCATGCTGACGGCGATGGTCGCAGCCGGCGATGCAACGCTGCTCGGCGAGCGTTGGGAGAAAGGCGGACCGAGCGGCAGCACCAAGTACGTCGCTGTGCAGGTTGGAGCGGCACGCCGCATGGGCCGCAACGGCTACTTGCTTTCGGTGCACGATGGCTACCATGCCAATGCGCGCAAGATCCAGGTCAAGGCCGGCAAGCGGTTCTTCAGCAACGCTTTGAAAGACTACGGGCACAACTGGCCGGAGAAATGGTGGCGCGAGGCGATTCAGAATTCAGTGGATGCCGGGGCGCGCAACGTCCAGTGCGTGATCAAGACGCAGGACGACGGCAACGTGCTGGTGTCGGTGATTGACGATGGCAAGGGCATGGACCCGTACACCGTCGAGCACAAGTTTCTGGTGCTGGGCGAGACGACCAAGGAAGGCGAGGCGGGAGCTGCCGGCGGGTTTGGGAAGGCTAAGGAGCTACTGATCCTGCCATGGCTCGGATGGGAAGTGCAGTCACACGAAACCGTTGCGCGCGGCGTCGGAGACGAAGGCGAAATCGAAACCGCTTCCGAGTACCTGAATGGCACGCGCCTGAGCGTGCTCATGCCGAGCGGTCAGCACACGTCGGCCTCGGACGCAATGGCGTTTCTGCTCAAGTGCAACCTGCCGCGGGTGAAATTCACCGTGGACGGCGAAGTTGTGCAAGCGAAGCTCGGTGTGCGCCAGGAGATTCTAAATATCGACGACAAGGTGGCCGTTTACTACGACGAGAAGAACACCAACTACCCGTCCTACATACTGGTGCGTACCAAGGGACTATTCATGTTCGAGGCGTACGCATCAAGCAAGCCGCCGGGTGCGATTATGATCGAATTGCTTCGGCCATCCATCGAGTTGCTCACGGCCAACCGTGACGGTTTTGCGGACTGGGAGCTAAGGCGCCAGGTCGCAGACTTCACGCAACGTCTCGCCGTCGAAAAGAAGGAGGCAGTGCGCGCCAAGGAAAAGAAGATCCGAAAGAAATTCCGTGGCAAGGGCGGGTTTAAGGCAGCGCCGGCCGAGCGCGTCAAAGCGGCCATGCTCGAACGTCTGGGCCCCATCGAGGCCGAAGGTAAGAAGCTCCGCGGCGGCGACCGCGAGCTATCGGAAGAACAAACGGACGCGCTGATCGACATTCTGAGCCACGCGCAGGCGGGGACGCTGGGAGCGTTCAGCGAGGGCCCAGTGCCAATCGTACCCCGCGCAGGCGAGTACGGCGGCGGAACCAACGAGCCCGGCGAGTACACCGAGTACGGTGCGCCGGGGCCCAAAACTAAGTGGGAGCCAGTTGCAGAAGGCGCCGAATACGAAGAAGGCGCCGAATACAGACTGGGGTTGAGCGAGACGGCCACTGGGACACTGCTCACCATCACGCCGGAGATTGCGGAGCAGATGCTCAAGAACCTCGCGGTGTCCGGGGCCTCGCATGTCGAGAACATCGTGAAGCAACTGGCGTGGGAGCCGGACTTCTATCTGATCAACGAGACGGCCAACTGGAACATCCCAAAGAAGTTCTATCCCGAGTCGATGACGGCGGACGTGCGCAAGCTCGCGCGGTTCTGGGCAGAAATGTGTCGGTTCGTTTTGGTGTGCGTAAACAGCGCGGCCGAGTTTGGCGTGGGCTTCATTTTTGATCGGCACGTCGTCGCCCAGTACGTGCAAGAGGAAGACGAACACTGGCTCATGCTTAACCCGTTCGACGACGGCGACCCGCAGAGCGGCAAGCTCAAGAAGCTCGACGACGCGAACATGGCCGACGTGTACGCGAGCGCACTGCACGAGGTCACGCACATGGCGGACCGGACCAGCGATCACGACGTGGACTTCGCCATCGCGCTGACAAAGAACATCGGGCTGATGTTCGGCAAGGAGAAGCAGGCCCGAGCGATCAAGAGCTTGGTGCTAGCCGCGGAGAAAGAAGTGACTGCGAAGATCAAGGCGACGCGGGGCCCGGCGCCTCCACGCAGAGCGCCGAAAGAGCGAAGGCGGGACTATGTGGACATTCGCACGAGCGCCCCGCCGGGCGGGCGGCACGACGGGGAGAGTGCGGACGCCTGGGAGCGACCTTCGTCCAAGTGGACGGTAATTTGGGTCGGCAACCCGGTTGGTGGCGCCGACGTGTTCGAGCTGGGCTACGCCTACGGGCCAGCAGGCCCGGATACCGTGGAAGTTGTGCGCTTGCCGTTCGAGCGAGGCGGACTGATCGACCAGCTCGGGCTCAACGACAACGACGTGCGTTGGGTCAACGACTCGACTCTGCTGGGCAGCTCGATGTTTGAAATGGAAGCAAGCAGTGAACTGATGGGCCACCGCATCGACGCGCTGAAGTGGATACTGGCGGCGATGGAACTGAGCGCGCAGGACGTTGCGAGGCGGGCGGGGGTGCCGGTCTACCAAATCTCCATGAACGAGTGGGACGACCGTTGGCTGATCCGACGCTAGCCGTCTTCGTCCAGACCATTGCGGGGCGGGAGAAGGCACTGGCCCACACGTGCGCCCAGCTTGAGGCGAGCGACGTCGGGACGGACTACACCGTGCTCACGGGCGAGCCAGGCAAGAGCGCGCGAGAGCACCTGCTGGCGGTGCTGGACGTGATGGGCAGCTCCGACGCGGACCTCGTGCTGCGGTTGGAGGACGACATCGACGTGGCCGCGCACATGAGGCACAACCTCACGCACTGGCGGGAGCTGCATGACCCGCGGTTCGGGCTCGGCTGGGCGTTCTCGCCGGGTGGGGTGCGGACCATCATTGACTACTGGCACCAGCGTCCAGGCACGTCCAAATGGGTTTCCGCGCCGTACGGGTACTCGCAGGCGGTGCTGGCCTGGAAACGCGACCTAGAGGCGCTCCGGGCGGCCTGCACGGCCTGGTGCGCCAAGACTCCCGGCGACGCCGGCCAGGACTTGTGCCTGTCGGCCGCGGCGGTCGCCATCGGCAAGCTCGTGTGCATTCACGCCCCGAGCCAGGTCGAGCACCGGCTCGACTTCGGCACGACGCTCAAGCACCCTCCCAATCCGCTCTACGGGACGAGCCGGGGTGAGTTTGCTAAGTTTGCCCAATGGAAGCGCCCGGCCTAGCGACGTTCGTGCAAACGGTGCCGGGTCGCGAGCTTGTACTCGCTGGCTTGGAGCAATCGCTGCGCGAGTCGGACGCGGGCGACTACACGGTGGTTGCTCACCCTCCGGGCCTGACGGTGGCCGAGTTTTTCCTGGCACTGCTCCGCACGATGGCCACCTCCGACGCCGAGCTGCTACTGCGCCTGGAGGACGACGCGCTGGTCAATCGCCACCTGCGGCACAACCTCACGCACTGGGCCGCTGTCGCCCAGGCCGACTTCGGCGCCGGCTGGGTCTACTCGCCCGCCTTGACGAGCTGCGACGTAACACACGGGCGACGCCTACAGACCAAGCTGCGGCGTCGAATCATCGGCGGCGGAGTGGGCATCCTGTTCCGGCGCTCCGACATGCCGTGGATGATCGCCGGCTGCGAGCGGTGGTTCGAGGAGAAGGGCGGCGACGCGATGGACTACGCCGTGAGCGACACGGTGTATCGCGCTGGGCGCCAGCTCTACCTGCACGACCCGCCGCTTGTAGAGCACCGCATGGTGATAAGCGCGCTGGGACACGTCGTGTGGCCGTACCACTGCACGCAGGGAGCGTTCAGGCGCGACTGGAGGCGCCCGTGACCTACGAGTACCTGTGCACCGCCTGCGGGCACAAGTGGGAGCAAGAGCAGAAGATCACCGACGAGCCCGAAAAGCGCTGCCCGCTCTGCGAGCTAGAAACGGCACAGCGCCAGGTGTCGGGCGGCCTGGGGTTTCAGCTCACCGGCAACGGCTGGTTCAAGACTGGCGGGTACTAGCGGCGAATCTTGGTGTCCACGTGGTCGTACTCGCCCGACCGAACGGTAGCGAGAAACTGATCTGCAAGGGTCTGTGCGGCCAGCTCCCGCGTCGCCGGATTGAACATCACGTTCCAAGACACGCCTGGCTGCATTTCTTTGACGTACAGCTTCGCCCCGGACTCCACGAGGTAGCCCCAGAGCTTCGGCGCCTGCGCGTGATCGTAGGTGCCCTTGCGCCACTTGCGAAGCAGGTTCAGCACAATGCTCCAGCCCTGGCTTGGGTCGCCTACCAGTTCGGCGGTGTTCTCGATGAAAAGCACCAAGTCCTCAGCAGCGCCGGAATCGGCAGAAGCGCGGGCGCGGGCGTTTGGCTCCAGCTCGTCATACGTTCTTTCCAGCACATCGACCTCGGAGGCCAGCGGCTCGACGGGCCAAGGTTCGCCGTTGAAGTGACTCACTCGCAGGCGCAAGTGCCCATCTTCCTCGCGCACGCCTTTCACGTCCCCGAGTAGTTCTCTGCCTTCCCAGAAAAGCGTCACCTGCGCACCAATGAGGGCCGATGCCTCGGCTTCTGCCGCAAACACCTCACGGTTGTCGATTTCGCGCAACGTGTACGGTTGCCCTTCTAAGTGAGCTGCCGCCCAGGCATGAGCTTCCTCTGGCGTGGGAAAAGCACCGCGGCTAAGCACCGCAAACGGGCCGAAGCGTTCGGTGGGATGCCACTTGGTGCGTCGCTCCTCCGAGTAAGGAATCAGCACCGTCCAGTAGCGTTCCCACGACGAGTGGGCATTGGGAACCAGCGCGTGCAACGGTCGCCACGCTCCCGCGTCTCCGTCCCACATTTGATCGGCGACGCGCAGCTTGAAGCGTGTGGCGGCTTCCAGCGCCTCGGCAGCCGTGCGCTTGTCGGGCGAGATTGGTATGCCTTGGCTGATGACCCGGTACTTGCCGTCGGAAGCCGAGAGGTAGACCTTCGGAGCCGACTGGTTGGGCGCCATGTCTAGCCAGCCCTTGTGCACCATCAAAGCTCGGCGGCGTGCATCTGCAAGGTCAGCTCCCTGCACCTCCAGAATGGTGCCCTCGCCCTGCCAGGAGCCGGTCAACCCTTCCTTGGCATTTACGGCCTCGATGTAGCTCGCGTAGGGCTTGGAGTAGCTACCAGGCGTGTCACCCGCGACAAAGAAGAACGTCCGCTGCGAGCGCAGGTGTTCTCGCGACTGGTTGATCGCGAAGTGGTGGGGCTTGGCGTATCGCATTGGGGGAGCCTCGGGGGTGAACGGTTTCTCGGATTGCACCAGGCGCTGCATGCGGCGACGCACGTCGAGCTTACCGGGACGCGGCGGCGGTGGGGACGGTGGTTGCTGGGGCTTCATGGGTCAGTACCGAAAACTATCAGCGCTCCCGGCTCCGGTGCTACTTTCTGGCGCGTGGCGGTCTACGACCCCAAAAACCACCTGGCAGGGGTGGACTGGCAGATGCGCGAGGCGTTTGCTGAGCTAGCAAACCGCTTTACCACGCAGACCGGGATGCCGCTCACGGTGCGCTCGGGCGCGCGGAGCTGCGCCCAGCAAAACGAGCTGTACGGGATCGGCCGCACGTACAACCTGGGCAGCAAGCCGGTGACCTATGCGCGCGGCTGCCAGAGTTGGCACGTGCTCGGCCGAGCCATTGACGCCGATCCGGCCGACCCGAGCACGGGAAAACCGACAAGCGCGACGCAGAGCTGCGCAAACGCGACCATCGCCGGCCAGCTCTGGGAGCAGATGGGCGGCGTGTGGGGCGGACGCTTTGGCGGCTTTGGGAGCTGCGGCGACCAGGGCCACTTTGAGTGGCATGCCGGCCGCAAGCTCGTCGAGTTGTGCCCGGACCCGGACCGCTGCGGCGAAGCGACGCTGGCCATTGCCACAATGAAACCTTCCGTCCCGTGGGCGTGGAGCCTCGCGGGTGGCGTGCTGGTGCTTGGAATAGGCTTGTTTCTGATCGGACCCAAACGCAGATGACCCAAAAGTGGCGGCGCGGCCAAAGCCGTCGGTAGAGTAGTGCCCGAATGATTCCGCGGTCCAAAGATGGAACCTACATCGTCGATCCGCCGGGCGGATCGGGCCCGGGTTCCATCTCGATTCTCGACGAAGGCATTCTCGTCGGAGCGTTCACCAAGATCAACTTCATCGGCTCGTCGGTCACGGCGGTTAACGCGGGTGGTGGCCAGGCCAACGTCACCATCCAGGCGTACAACACCGTCGAGGAAGAAGGCGGCGCCCTTACGCAGCGCTCCACGATCAACTTTGTCGGAGCCGGCGTCACCGCCGCAGACGCTGGCGGCAAGACGGTCGTCACGATCTCTGGCGCCATCTCGATTCTCGACGAAGGCATTCTCGTCGGAGCGTTCACCAAGATCAACTTCATCGGCTCGTCGGTCACGGCGGTCAACGCGGGTGGTGGCCAAACCGACGTCACCATCCAGGCGTACAACACCGTCGAGGAAGAAGGCGGCGCCCTCGCACAGCGCTCCACGATCAACTTTGTCGGAGCCGGCGTCACCGCCGCAGACGCTGGCGGCAAGACGGTCGTCACGATCCCTGGCGTCACGGGCACCGACTCGTGCGAACTGGAGTGGGGCGCGGGCAGCATTCTGGTCACGACGACCACGCGCTACCTGTTCCCCACCGGGACGTCGGGCGGCTCGGGAGGAAACGCGCCCGTCAACCCGATCCAAATCCGCATCTTCAAGGCGGGCACGCTCAAGAATCTGCGCATCAGGCATCGGACAACCGGCGGCAACGCGAACATCGTCACGTACACGGTGAGAATCAACAACGTCGCGACGACAATCGCCGCGTCCATCGCGGCGAACGCCGCTGGGCTCAACACGCAGGATCTGGTGAACACCGCGGCCGTCGCGGCTGGCGACCTTGTGGATATCCGAGTCACCAAGGCTGCGAACATTGCGACCAGCCCGAATGACATCACCGCAACGCTGGAGTGGTCGCTGTGAGCACCCATCGCTATCGCACCACCGGACCGGACAGCGCGTCGCTGGAGGACGTCATCGAGTCCGGGCTCAGCGTGTCCAATACGAGCGGTGCGTTCGAGGTGGACGTCGTACTTATCACTGACGCGCTGCTGCCCGATCTCGACATAGTGATGGCCCAGTTGGGCTACCAGTACGTCGGCACCTCGCCGACGGACCCCCGAGCGACTTCGGCGGGTGACATTCTCGACTGGGTGGGAAGCGCGACGCCGCCGGTTGCGACGGTGGGAACGGCGCGGGTGTACTTCGACTCGGGCACGAACCAACTGATGCTCTCACAGAACGGCGGCCCGTTTCTTCCGTTCGGGTCGCCAGGTGGAACGTCCGGGTCGGTGTCCGGGCAATACACGTGCCCCGTCGGAGTGGCGCTGACTGACGCGGTGTATCTCTCCGCTGCGAACGTGGTGGACAAAGCCGACTCGGACGACGCCCTCAAGCAGCCGCTCATCGGCGTCGTGACGGCGAAGCCAACTCCCACTACCTGCACTGTCACGAACTACGGCGAAGCGAACGTATTCGTGGGACTGGCTGTGGGCGCCACGTACTACCTCGGCGTCGCGCCAGGAACGATCACAACGACGGCGCCCAGCGTGCCCGGCAACATCGTGCAGCGCATCGGCTTTGCAAAGAGCACAACGACACTGGTCGTGTTCACAGATCGCGACTGGGTGGAGATTACCTAATGGCGCAATTCAAATGGCTCGGAGAAGACCAGCTAGATCCACCGCAACAGTGGGTCAAGGAGTACGGCCCGTGCGAGCAGGTAGCGGTGCCAAAAAAAGACGGCACGACCACGGTAGTGGAGGCGCCGCCTGGTGGCTTTCCCATCAACAGCATCATCCCGTACGATTTCACTGATGAGCGCTCGATTCGAGTGCTGCGCGCTGACCCAAGATTTCAAGAAGTGGTTTGAGAAGGAACAACAATGGCCAACAGCAAAGCTCTAGTCATTCAGTCTGGCGTAACGAAGCAGATCCCCGACGCGGATACGCTGATCGTTTCCACGGGCATCCTCTCCGCCACGGGCATCAACCTGAACGCGGATACTCCCGGCGCGCAGACCGTGGAAATCGGGCGGGTGAACGCCACGGCCGTCAACATCGGGCGCGTGGGTCAAACAACCACGATCAAAGGCGCCTTGCAGGTGGACGGTGCCGAAACAGTGACCGGGATCTCCACGTTCAACAACAACGCGCTTTTCAATGGCGACGTGACATTCGGCGATGCTGCCGCCGACACGGTTACGTTCACGGGCAAAGTGGCCGGTGACATCAACTTCAAGACTGAGGGGGTCACGCACAACATCGGCATCGGAGCTGCGCCGGCAGCGACGGTTGCGGGTGACGACGTTGAGATCGACGGCGGACTTGGTGGTGTGGGCAGCGGCGGCTCGCCAGGCGGCCAAGGTGGCTTTGCGGCAGCCGTCGGCGGGCTAGGAGGCACCGGCACAGCAGTCGCTGGCGACAATGGTGGCGTGGGCGGCGACGCTCGTACGGTAGGCGGCACGGGCGGCGCGACGCTGGGAGCGAATAACCCCGGCACGGGCGGGCAAGTGATCATCGCGGGCGGCGCCGCGGGAACTGGTGGCTCTGGTAACGCGGACGGCGGCGCGGTCTTCCTCAATGGTGGCGCCAAGAGCGGCACGGGTGTGAAGGGCCAGGTGCTCATCGGTTCGCTCGCAGCGAGCGCAATCTTCATTGGTAACGGCACGGACAATCCAAGCACGACGTTCCAGGGAACAGGGAAAGTCCGGCTTGGCGCTGGCTTCGAGGAGTTCGCGAACGGTGTTGCTGCGGCCGTGAGTCCGGCGGGAGAAGGCCGACTCCGTTACAACAACACCAGCGGCACGTTCCAGGTGTCCATCAGCGGCGGTGTTTACACGGACCTCGCGGTTGGAGGCGCCGAATCTCTGGCGACCACGCTGGCCGCCGGCAACACGACGGGCGCCAACGCAACGACGGTCGGCAACAACATCGTCTTCTCGGGTTCCGGCGTATCGCAGGACGGCATTCGCGTCGGTGGTGTTGCGGGACTCGCGTTTGCGCTCTCCTACAGCTCCGTGGCCACCGCTATCGGCGGCGCGGTGAACATCACTGCTCAGCAGGGCGCAGCGGGTAGCGCGGGCGGCTCTGCGTCACTGGCCGGTGGCCCCGGAACCGGCGCGGGCGACGGCGGCGCCGCGTCACTGGCCGGAGGGGTCGGCGGCGCAGGCGGCGCCGACATCGGCGGCGCCGCGACGGTAAACGGCGGCGCAGGCAAAGGCGGCGGCGGCGCACTCAATCTCTACAGCGGTCAGGTCACGCCAACTGGAGCAGGCGCGGGCGGCAACATCACCATGACGGCTCGCCCCGGCGTTGGCGGCGCCGGTAACGGTGGGACAATCACTGTCCTTGCTGGCGATGGCACCGGCACTGGCGCGGCGGGCACGATTTCGCTCACCGCGGGTGCGGGCGGCTCTGGCCTTGCCGGCGGCGCCATGCAGCTTCAGGCCGGCACGGGCGATGGAGCTGGCAACGGCGGACCAGTGAATATCAGCGGCGGCGCCAGCAATGCCACGAGTGGCACGGGCAACGGTGGAGCGACCACCGTGCAAGGCGGCACAGGCGGCAAAACGTCCGGCAGTGGCGGCGATCTGAATCTGTATAGCGGGCTGCCACACCCGACCAGCGTTTCGGGTGGTGACGGTGGCTCAGTCGTCGTGATTGCACGCAACGGCAAGGGCGCGGCTGGCATTGGAGGAGCAGTCACCATCGACGCGGGCAATGGCACCGGGACTGGCTCGGCGGGCTACATTGCCCTCACCGCAGGCGACGGCGGAGCCAATGTCATTGGCGGCGCGGTAGACATTTTGGGCGGCGTCGGTGGTGGCAGCAGCTCTCCCGCAGGCGGCGCGGTGACAATGAAGGGTGGTCAAGGTGGGCTGCCCAATGGCTCCGGCGGCAGGGCCACCGTGAACAGCGGCGAGCTGAGCGGGTCAGGCAATCCCGGTGACATTCGTCTGGGCCTTGGGGATACGACGCTCGGGATATTCACAGGAGTCCTGGCGGACAGGGGACGATTCACCTACGGCGCAGAGATGACGCCGCAGTTCGTGCAAGCGACCGCGACACTCTCCGCGGGCCGAGATTTCACAATCCAGCCTCAGACGGGGACCGTTGGCTCTGGTGGCCAGCTCACCATGTACGGCGGAGGCGGCACCGGTGCAGCCGTCGATGGTGGCGACATCATTTTCCAGGGCGGCACCGTGACCGATGGCTCCGCTGGTGCCTTCCGCTTCTTCGGCGCGAATGGCGTGGGCACGGGCATGCTGGGAGGCGGGTTCTCCGTCACCTTGGGCGCGGCTACCGACGCTGTGGCGGGTGCTGACATCGCGTTGAACGCCGGCACGGGTGGTGCGACCGGAGGCGTGGGAGGAAATGCCTCCCTGGTTGCCGGAAGCGGCGGAACCGTAGGCGACGGCGGCCAGGTCTACATTTTTGGTGGCTTCCCCACCACGAACGGTAGCGGCGGCAACGTCAACTTGACCGGCCCGGATGCTGTTGGCGGCACCGCCAACAACGGCGGCAGCATCGTGGTCGAGAGCGGCGCCAAGACCGGCACGGGCGTCGCCGGGGCCATCGATCTGAACGTCACCTCGGGCTTCTTGACTCGCGTCGGCGGCCAACTGCTGCTCAAGGAGCTGTCGGCATTCCCGACGCCAGCGAGCACATTCGGGGCGCTCTACACGAAGTCGGCCGACAGCAACCTGTACTTCAAGACTGACGGTGGAGTTGAGACTCAACTCACCCCCGCTGCCGTACCGGGCACCGAAACCCTTGCCACCACGCTGGTCGCCGGCAACACGACGGGCGCGACGGCGACGACCGTCGGAAACAACATCGTATTCTCGGGCGCCGTCACGCAGGACAGCATCCGTCTGGGAGGCACCGCGGGAGCAAACTTCTCCATCGCGTACTCGGGAGCTTCTACCATCGCGGGGGGCGACATCTCGTCCACTGCGCAGACCGGCGCAGTCACGACAGCGGGTGGCAGCACCTCTGGCATTGGCGGCACCGGCGGCGCGGCTAGCGCTGGCACCCCTGGCGGCGCGGGCGGCACGGGTCGCGTCCGCGGCGGCGTAGGCGGCGCGGCTGCCGGTGGGGCAGGCGTAGGCGGAGCTGGTGGTGTGGCGAGCATCCTGGCAGGCGCAGGCGGAGCTGGCACGGCCACGGGCGTAGCCGGAGCTGGCGGCGCCGTGAACCTCATTGCGGGCGATGCTGGCGCCGCTGCCGGAGCTGGCGGCGGCGTGGGCGGGCAGGTCTACATCGAGGCTGGCACCGGCACCGACGCTGGGCCCACGCACGGTGACATCCACATCGGAGAAGACCTCGTTTCTGGCAAGACGCGCAGGATCTACATCGGCAACGCCACCACAAACCCGCCGACTCTGTTCCAGGGCTCCGGCACCGTTTCTGTGACAGGGCTCTTGGCTGCCAACGGGGACGTGGATCTGGGCGACGCTGCCGCTGATACCATCAGCATGATTGGCCGCGTGGACACCAGCGTCGAGTTTACCAACGGTGCAAACAGGCTCATCTCTGTGCAGGACGCAGCGGCTGGCACCGTCGGTAAGCGCATCGCGCTCGCAGGCGGAGCGGGCGCCCCGGATGCCGGAGCGGGCGGCTTTACTGGCGGCCCCGGTAACCTGAATGGCGGCAACGGTGGCGCCAGCGTGGGCACGGGCGCAGGCGGTGCAGGCGGCACCTCGAATGTCTCCTCCGGCACCGGCGGAGCTGGCTCTGGCGCTTCGGCCGGTGGGGCTGGCGGCATTACTGCCGTGGCGGGCGGCGTTGGCGGCGCGAGCGGCACGGGTTCTGCCGCGGGCGCAGGCGGCGACATCTCAATCACAGGCGGAGCAGCCGGCGCAATCACAGGCGGTGGCACTGGCAGCACGGGCGGCAACGTCACGGTCAACGGTGGCCTCGCGACAGCCGGCGCCTCCGGCACCCTCGGCCTGGGCACAGTCAGCACGAGCGCCGTGAACATCGGCAACGCGACCAACAACCCGATCACGACGTTTGCGGGCACCGGCACCGTCCGGCTCACTGGCTCCAACCAGCAGCTCTCACTGGTCGGCTCGGGAGCGGGCACTGGCGGCGGCATCCTCACGATGTTCGAGGCGGCCGATCCGGCGACCGCAGCCAACACGGGCGCGGTCTACACGAAGGATGTTTCGGGAGCCACGCAACTGTTCTTCCGGTCGGACAGCAGCGGCGTCATCACGCAGCTCACTCCCGCGGGCGGGTCCGCGAGCAGCGGAGTCGTCATCACTGGCTTGACCACAACGGCAATGACGATCTCGGGCCAAGCCGGGTACGTCAGCGGTAACGATACCGTGTCTCCATGCGACGCGAACAACACCGCAGCGCAGGCACGCCTGTTCGGGTTCTACGAGGGCACCGCGGGCTCAATGCGGGTGGCCGGAGTAGTGACGCCGATCTTCACCGTGGCAGCGGCTGCAAACGACCCCATCTATCTGTCGCTCGTGGCAGGCGAGGTCACCCCGACCGCGCCGACGGGTAGCGGAGAGTTTGTCTCTCCGGTGGGCATTGCGCTGAGCACAACCAGGATGCTGATTCAGACCCAGGTGGTGGTCGGCCTCTAAAATCACTATAGAAGACAGGTCGAGTTGCTGACATGACCGCCCGCATACCGCTGGTAATCAACGCCGGGGCCATTCAACAGGTCCAGAGCGGCGATACGCTGAACGCAACCATTCAGGGCGTGAGGATCTACGCTGTCAGCGCGACAGATCCTAGCTCGCCCACGCCAGTGAACGGTGACCTCTACTACAACAGCGCCATCGACGAGTGGATGTATTACGACGGCTCGCGCGCCAAGTGGCTCTCCGTTGCAACCTACACGTACTCTGGCGGAGCTAAGGACGACACGGCAGCGGGGAGCTACTACCGGGCCATCGGAGAGCTGGCGTACGGCACGAACATCGGCGACTCGGTGCCCAAGGGAACGGTGACGGGCCTTGCATGGTCACGCACAGACGCCGATGCGGCAACGATGGAGGTCGTCATCGACACGACGTCGGTGTCCACATTGGCGTCCAGCGCAGCCGGCAAGACGGCGAGCTGGACGAAGAATGACGACTTCTCTGAGGGCCTACTCAAGTTCCGCAATCAAGCGGGAGGCAATACCACCAGCAACGTGATTGCCGTGGTGCTCGTGAAGCGGAGGATCTGATGACGCAGCCCATATTCATTGCCGCGAATCAGACGGCGAGTCCCATCGATCTCGAACAGTTGCGCCTGGTGGTGCCAGCGAGCAGCACCGTCAATCTGTCGGATTTCAATCCGACATCTGACATTCAGGCAGACAAGCAACTTTACGCGCTCGTGACAGCCGGCGACATCAGGATCAACAACGGAACGACCACGCTCAGCACCGCTCTGTCGCTGCAATATCTGACGTCGGTGGCGTCAACCGCAAATTTGGGGCAGCCCGCCACGGTGACGACGCCGGGCTACAGCACGCTGCTGAACAAAACGCTTCGCGTCGCGTCGGCGGGAGGAGACTACACCAACATCAAGGGGGCAGTGGACGCGGCCGTCACGGCCGGAGCATCGGCCTCTGACTGGTGGCTCGTCGAAGTAGCACCCGGCACGTACAGCGAAAGCCCGATGACGATCCCCGCGGGCATCATCGTCTCGGCGATGCCCAACGCACGATCAGAAGGCGTGTACGTGACCGCAGCGAATGCGCTGCAAAACCTGTTTTTGCTACAGGGCGGCACCCTGGCGGGTTTGACGGTTAGTGGCGTGACGGATGCGGCCAAGGCGTGCGTGCTCGTCAATAGCAGCTCGGTGCCGTCGTCCACGGTGTGGAACCTGGGGGTGAGAGGTTGCAGCGTGGGGGTGCGTGTTACCTCGGGCGCACTACTGCTGGGAGCGACGCTGACGTGCCAAATCACCGCAGCGGGGCAGCGCGTGTCGGACGCGGTGCTCAAGGTGGAATCGGGGTCGTCAGCCACTATCAACGGAATGCTATGCTTGGTGCCGACATCGGTGCTGTCGCTCTACGCGGACAATCCCATCCAGACGGGTGTGTTTGTGGACGCCGGTTTCTGCACCATCCTGAATTGGAGAGGGGACATCGCGCCGAAAGACTCCACGCAGCGCAGCGCGGTGGCGACGAACGGAGCAGACCTGCACGTGCTCAACGTCGAGCTGAAGAACGCTCAGGTCGCGGTAGAAATTGCAGCGGGCGGCTCGAACACTGAGGTGGAGATCACCGGCAGCCTGGAAGACAACACAACAAACTTCCTCGTAAATTCGGCGACCGGAGTGGTATTCGCGATGGTCACCGCCGACGACAGCAAAGCGACCGTCGTAACGGGCGGAACGGTCACAGGCGTCGTGCTCGAAGCCGAAGGGAAAGCCACCGAGCTACGCGGCGGCCTCGCGTATGAGTACGCCACCGGCAGTGGCTTCGACATGGTGGCGTGGATGTTCGACCAGACCGGCTCTGGACTCAGCTCGGGCGGAGCTGTCACCGACGGGGGCGGCCTGTTTGTGGCCGTGGCCGGCGGCTCCGGGTTTGCAGCAACCACCGGTCCCAGCGAGGTGAAGCAGTCTACGTGGTCGGCCAACAGCGCTCTCGCCATCACCGCAAGCTCCACCAACTACATTTACTACAACACGACGTCGAACACGCTCGTGGCAAGTACGAGCGCTCCAGGCGCGACCAGCATTCTACTGGCCATTGTCATGGCGACCGGAAGCGCGGTGCGGTACATCCACACCGCGGATACGCCGTTCCCGGCAATGCTGACGTCGGTGCAGAACTACCTGATGGCGACACAGGGGATTCTGCTCAACACGGGCTTGGGCGTCACCGTGGGCTCAGGCGCCCGCAACTTCATTGTGGACGGAGGCAGCTACTACCGCGGCCTGGCACTGCTCACCGTGGCCGGCACGAACCCGTCGGACGCGACGTTCTCTTATTTCTACGGTACGAACGGAGCAACCGAAGTCGCATCGCAAACCCAGGTGTCGATCACTCAATACGACCTGGCGGGCACGCTCACCGGCATGACCCCGACGTGGTATCGCGCCGACCTTGCCGTCATCACGAGCGACAACCGTGTTGCGGTCATCTACGGGCAGGCCGAGTATGCGACGCAAGGCGCTGCTGAGACGGCGGCATTGCCAGCGATACCCTCGTTCCTGCAACCCAGCGGCGTACCTCTGGCGAGCTTGGTGACGCAAGACGGAGTTGGCATCGCTAGCATCGTCGATAGGCGCCCACGTCTCGGCGGCGCGACGAGCACCACAGGAGGAGTAAGCGCTCACTCTCTGCTCACAGGACTGGTCGCGCCTGCTGACGACCACACGCAGTATCTGCTTGCGTCGGGCAGTCGCGCGATGGCCGGCAACTTGGCCATGGGAGGCAGCAGCATCACGGGCGTCAATTTGGTGGACGGTGTGGACGTCTCCGCTCACGCGACCCGCCACGACCCCGGCGGAGCTGACGCGATTGCGACGGCGACGCCAACGGCTGTGCTTGTGGGCGCCTCGGCCGCAGCGGGCAGTGCTGGGTCGGTGGCGAGGTCGGACCACCAACACGGCATCGCGTCGGGCACGCCGGGCACCACCACCCCGGGAGACTCGGCCGCAGCGGGCAGTGCGTCCTCGGTGGCGCGCTCGGACCATGCCCACGCGCTGGCGGCGTTTGGCTCCGCCGTTTCCACGTTTTGCCAGGGTAATGACTCGCGGCTCGCACCGGCCGGATCGACCACGCAAGTACAGTACAACGCGGCGGGGGCGTGGGGCGGCGCCGCCAAGCTCGTTATCAACGCCGCGGGTTTTGCGACAGTCGGCGAGGCCAGCTCGACCACCCCAGCGGCGCCCGCAGCGGGCGCCACGGCGTTTGCTCGTTTGCGCGCTGGGCGCAGCATGCTCTCCCAGATTGGTCCGGTCGGAATCGACTACCAGTGCCAGCCTTTCCTGGCGTCTCCCAAAATTGGCTGGTGGACCGCTCTGGGCAACAGCACCACGCTGGCCAGCAACGGCCTGGGCATCAGCTCCACCGGGACCGCTACTATCCGCAACGTCGCGGTAACGAACTTCGCCACCTCGCTGCGCCAACTGGCGTACGTCAGCGGCAGCGGCGCGGGTAGCTCGTGTGGGTCTAGGCACAACGCACTCCAATTCTATCGTGGCGACGCCGCCGGCCGTGCCGGATTCTTCTACGTGGCGCGGTTCGTGATCGATACCGTGCAGACTAACATGCGGTGGTTCGTCGGCATGTATGGCACGGCCGCAGTCATTGGAAGCGTAAATCCCAGCACACTGCTCAACATCGTCGGCTTTGGCATCGACAGCGGTCAGACCACGGTGCGTTTCTTCTACAACGACGGCTCCGGCACCGCGTCTTCGTCGGACATGGGCGCGAGCTTCCCGGCAACTACGGCGAACGTGGTCTACGAGGTGAGGATCTACTCGCCGCCCAACGGAAGCGCGGTCTACTACTCAATCGAGCGTCTGGACTCGGCGGCTCTCGCCGAGGGTAACCAGACCACGGACATCCCCGCGAACACGACACTGCTCAGCCCGCAAATATGGATGAACAACGGCACGACGGCGGCGGCGGTTGCCATTGCCATCGTCTCGCAGTACATCGAAACCGACAACTGAGGAGCCCATGGCCGTCACCGTCCCTTACACCGTCTGCGAGTACACCATCGACTCCGACGGCACCTTCCCGAACAAGGCGGTAGACTTGCCGTCGTTCATCGACGAAATCGAAGCGAGCGCCATCGCAAAAGTGCTCGTCGCCGTAATCATCGTCGCCGGCAATTGCAGGATCACGTTTGCGACGGACCTATCACAAGCCGAGGTGGACATCCTCGACGGTCTGGTGCTCGCGCACCAAGCACTCAAGGTTGGTGAGCCCCACACGCTGCCTTTCATTTGGCAGGTAAAGAACCCGGTCGCAAACCAAGCGTCGGTAAAAATGAACGTGATGGGCCTCGCGAACGCAATCGACGGCTACGTGCTCATGCGACCCGCGATGCTGGTAGGCGCCATCCTTCGGTTCAAAAACGCGCTGACGACGGGGACACTGACTATCCACGTCAGTCGCAACGGCACGGCGGTCAAGAGCTACGTCCACACGCCAGCGAAGGGCACGCGCAAGCTCTGGAACATCATCCCCGGCACGGTCACGTACGCCAAGGGCGACGTGGCGGGCTTCCGGTACGAGACGAGTGCCGACATGCTGCCGGCGGCCGACAACGAAATCGACATCACCATGGAAATGGGCTGGGTATAGCCGGGCAAGAACTGCCCTGGTGCTGGGATAGTTGCGGCGAACACCAAGCCTTGGTAGAGCAAACACCATGGGAAAAGCAGTGCGCAGGCTCTCGAATGGCAATGGCAAACTCGACCCGTCCAAGCTCCCCATCGGAGGCAAGGTTTCTCTGACCGAAGGGGAGAGGGAATCATTGCGCAAGCTCGACCAGACGAGCGCCCAGCTCAAGATCGAGCTGGCCAACGTCGAGCTTCAGATCGCCGGGCTCAGCCGTTCCAAGGCCACCATCATCGAGGCGCTGGAGAAGCAAGGCGCGCTCGTGCGCGAGCAGGCCGCAGCCGTGGTGCGCTCGCACGGGATCGACCCCGAGATCAAGGATCGCGGGTGGTCGCTCAATCTGCAAGAGATGGCGATCATTCGGACGGCGTGATGAATGTCCGTGACGCTCGCCGACGTGCAGATTGACGGAGGCGGGCATCATGGCGTGCTGCACGTCACGACGGACTACCTCGGGTGTCCGGCGAGCGCCGTCAGCGCTCAGCAACTGGCTGATGCGTACGGGGCGCTTCTGCCAACGCCGCGAATGGTGGACGCGATCTGGGCCGCGGCGAGCGTCAAGCTGGCCCCCCAGCCGATCCCTGGCGGAACGGCGATGCCAGCGGCGCAGGCCGCGGCGCAGCACGAGGCGATGATCAAGGGCCAGCTCGCGGGGCGCTCGGGCCTGATTGCCGGAAACAAGAAAGACATTGTGCTCAGCGCGAAGCTGGTGCCGGGCAAGGTCGCCATCTATGGCTGGCACCAGCTCACCGGCAAGCCCATCCAGCCGCTCTACCTTGGTCACTCGTCGAGCTACGCCGACTACTCGCATGGCGTGCGGCTGGTGGCCTCCACGATGGTCGTGGACGGCGTGGAGCGCCGCGTGGCAGACGTGCTCGCGGATCCGGCGCTTGCGGCCCTGGTGAGTCACGAGGGGCCGGTGGCGCCCCGCTATCCGGGCATCGCGCCAGGGCCCCAGCAATACAGCCTGGCCTCGGCCACGCCGACGTGGGCGCTGGGCGGATTAGTGGCGCTCGCGGTCGTGGTCGGCGGATACTGGCTTCTGCGTTGAGATGGCCACCGACGTCGTTTTCTATCTGAAGGCAATGGCCAGCAAGGCGGAGCAAGCTCTGCCGTGGCCTGGTCCGGTCAAGCTCGTCGGGCTCGACCCCGTAGCGATGGGCCTCGGCTGCGGCGGCGTGGACAAGTATTGCTCAACGTCGTTCAGCAATCTGTGGCAAGCGCTGCGCGGTCCCGACGGCAGCGTGATGGATCGCTTGCTCGGTAAGTACCTGCCGGGTGTCGAGGTCGGCCGCGTTGCGTTCCTCGGGTTCAGCGCAGCACACGGCTTCCTCAACCCGATGCTCAACGATGATCGCGACCGCGCTCGCACGTCAGCGGTCGTGATGATGGACACCTGCTTCGGCTCGGGAAAGAAGGGCTTCATCAAGGCGCTGCAAGACGCTGCTGCTGGTAAGATGCTGTGGGCGACGTTCACATCGCATCAAGGGGGAATGAAGGTTGGTTCAGCCGGGGTCTTGCAGTCAGGCACTGAGTGCTTTGAGCAACAGGTGCTCGCGCCGAGCGGCCTCACTGCCGAGCGCGTGGCAGCTCGGCCGCCGATGTTCGAGCCAGCGGGCGGAGCGTGGCAGCTTGGCGACTTGGGCTTCTGGCTGCGCGGCACCGACAACGCGGGGCACGTGGACGTGCCGCACTACGAGCTGGGGAGCAAGCAACAGCGCGCGATGATCGAGGCGTACCTGTTGCCCTACTGGCGCGGCGAGCTAAGCGGTGGCATCCCGACGTGGGCGTATGCGCTGCTCGCTGCCGCAGCGGTCGCAGGCGGCGGCTACCTGCTGCTCCGAAAAAAGATCGCCTGATTGTCAGAGCCCAGCCCGCTCCGGCGTCGAGCAGGCATGAGGACAGCGGAGGCAAACCTGGCGCGGCTCAGCCGTCGCCAGGCGGGAAGACGGCTCCCGACACAGCCTAAAACGGCTGCGTCATAGTTGTTGGCCCGGGTGGGCTAATGCGCTATCATTGCTGTCAGTGCTGTCACCTGGCAGGGAAGCTAAGTCTGGGCCAGCGACGTAAGGGAAGGAACAAAATGGACTTCAACCACACCGTACAGGCTGTCTCGGTTACGCTCCAGACGCACGTGCCGGCGCTACTTGAGGGCGAGCCTGGCGTCGCGAAAACGGCCATCGTTGGGGCGGTGCTCGACCAGCTCTGCGACGAGGTGCACACGAGCATAGTGGCGCTGCACGAGCCGCCCGAGTACGGGGGATTTCCGGTGCCGCAAGCGGCGACGAAGGACGCGCCAGCGCGCGTCGCGCTGCTACCGAACGACTGGGTGATCCGACTGGCCGGCGCGGAGAAGCGCGCGGGCCTATTCCTCGACGAGTTTTCGTCGGGCGCTCCCGCCACCCGCGCCGCCAGTATGCGCGGCGTGCACGAAAAATGGTGGGGCGCGGTGCAGATCCCAAACCTCGCCGTCGCCGCGGCGATGAACCCCGCCGAGTACGCCGAGAACGGATTCGAGCTGGGCGCCGCGCTCTCGAATCGGTTCTGCCACCTTGATTGGAACATGCCCACGAGCTACTGGGTAGATCAGCTCGTGGCCGGCTTCCCAGCGCCGACCGCCACGCGCGTTCCGAGCAACTGGCGCGAGTCGAAACACATGCGCGACGCCACCACCTGGCTGGCGACGTTCGCAAATGCGCGGCCGGCGGTAATCCAGGCCATGCCCGCGAGCGCTGCGCTGCGCGCCAAAGCGTGGCCGTCGTTCCGCTCATTCACGAACACCCGCGACTTGCTCGCGGCCTGCCTTGCAACCGGCTTCGGGCTCGACCACGCGGTCACGATTCTGTGCGCGTCGGGCTGCGTCGGCGCGGGCGCAGCGCACGAATTTTTGACCTTCTGCTCGGAGTGCGACCTGCCGGACCCCGAGGCCGTGCTCGCGGCCCCGGCGTCGCTAGTGCTGCCGGCTCGTGGCGACCGTGCGTTCGCCGTTTTGACCAGCGTCGTGCTGGCGGTGCTCGGCAACAACACGCCCCAGCGCTGGGGGCGGGCGTGGGACGTGCTTGCGGTGGCCGTGGACGCGAACCGCGTGGCAGTCGCCGCCAGCGCGGCGCGCTCGTTGGCGCAAGCGCGACCGAAGGGCGTGCGTGAACTGCCCAAAGCATGCACGGCGTTCGTCCCGATGCTCAAGCTCGCGGGCCTGATCACCGGGAGCAAGTGATGAGGAAGCGCGTCGAGGCCGAGATGGCTGTGGGCATCCTGAGCGGCGGCAACGCGACGGTTGTGCAACTTATCGAGGCCGGGCTGCGCAGCTTCGAGGGTGTGCGCCGCGGCCTGGAAGCCATGACGCGCACGGTACTCGCGAGTGCGAGCAAGCGCCGCCGCTACGTCGCGAGCGGGCTCCCCTTCGGCGCCAAGCTCGTTTTGCCGCTGGGGCAGAGCGAGTCGCGCACAGTGTTTCGGCCGGATGGCAGCGCGACAAGCAAAAACACCGGCTGCCCCGTGGTGGAACTGGTGCTGCGCTCGGGACGCAAAGAGCGAACTTTCGACGTTTATGTCGCTTCGCTTTGGGTGGCGGAGCGCGTGCAGGGGAACCCGGATGCCGCGGTGCGCGTGCTCATGGCCATCGAGCGGGCTCGGCGCCAGGTGTTCGCGCTCGCCGAGGAAGGCACGCGGTGGCAGTGATGGCGATTTTTGGGATGCAGGCCGTCCAGCTCCGAGCCGCGTACGAGCGGCCCTACTTCGCGCTGGCCATCTACGCGGCGACCATCGTCGAGCGACCTGGCCTCGGGACGTTCGCGGTGGATAAATACTGCCGCATCTACGTGGACCCGGAGAAACTGGGCTCCGGCAAGGGCAAGTGGAACGTGCAGCAGGCGGCGTGGGTATTTATACACGAAATCAGCCACTGGCTGCGCGTGCACCATGAGCGCGCCGAAGCGCTGGTCGCGGCCGGCGAATGCAGCGACTGCGCTGCCGAGCTAGTCAATGTCTGCGAGGACGCCGAGATCAACGGCGACGACCCGGACATCGTGCGCTGCGCGCCGGATCCAATGCTGCCCGAGCACATCGGGCAGCCGCCTCACCTGCTCTGGGAGGAATACTACGCGGCGCTGCAAAAGCAGGGTGGCAAGCGCTTGTGCAACGGTGGCAATCACAAGCCCGGCGAAGGTGCGGGCGAGGTCAGCAATCCCGGCGCGGGCCAGCCGCGCGACTGCGGTTCTGGCGCTCACGGCCAGCCGCGCGAGTGGGAGCTGCCGGCGCCGACCGACGAGACGCCCGGCATCGGCGAGGGCGAAGCTGCGCTCTTGCGCAAGGCGGTCGCGCGCGAGGTCGCTGACGCGGCGAAGAAGGACCGCGGCAGTGTGCCCGCGGGCTGGCAGCGTTGGGCGGACGCGCTGCTGACGCCGCCGACGATCCCCTGGGAGCGCGAGCTAGCGGCGCTGATGCACAATGCAATAACGATGGCGGCGGGCTGCGTCGATTACAGCTACGCGCGCCCGAGTCGCCGCGGCACGTTCGGGGGTGTGATCCAGCCGGCGCTCCGGCGCCCCCAGCCCGAGGCGACTGTGGTGCTCGACACGTCGGCCTCGATGAGTCAGCGCGACGTGACCGCGGCGCTCTGTGAAATCGACGGCATTCTGCGCGCGGTGGGACAACGGCGCGTGCCAGTGATCTGCTGCGACGCCCAGGCCGCTCCCGTCCAGCGGGTGAGCAGCGCCATGAACGTGACTCTGATCGGCGGCGGCGGCACCGACATGGGTGCTGGCATCGCGGCGGCAGTGAAGCTCAAGAGCAGGGTGATCATCGTGCTCACCGACGGCGAGACGCCGTGGCCAACCGAAGCTCCGCGCGGCGCGCAGCTCGTCGTCGGCTTGGTGCGCCAGGAAGGGGCGGGACCGCCGGGGTACTGCCGCGTGCCGGACTATGCCAAGCGCGTACTCACCATCCCGGTGGCGGCATGATCTACTGCGCGAAGTGCACATGGTCAGGACCAAACGTGCCGGGCGTGTGTCCCAAATGCGGTGTGATACCGGAGCTTGCCGTTGTGGCGCGCGAGCACAAAGACGCCGCGCTGGTCAGTCTCGCGGGCTTTGAGGAATTGGCAGGTAAAATGTTGACACAGCTCCGCGATCTGAAAGGAAACCTATCCGTTGACCGCCTGCGCGCCGCGGATTTGCTAGCCCTGCTAGCCTCGTACGAAAGGCTCGTGAGACTCCCTGAGCAGGAGCGCATGCTGACGGCCATCGAGCACTGCCGCCGCGCGATGGCCGCGCTGCACGAGGCGGAGAGCCAAGCGCTCGACCGTCTGCTGACGGACACCGGGCTTGACGCGGTGGTGGCGGTGCAGGCCATGCGGGGTAAGCCGTGAAGTACCGAGTCGTCTGCGGCGACGCGAAGCACACCATCATGCTCGACGACGCCGGGCGCGTAAGTTTTATCGATCACCCAAACGCGCATGCGCAGGCGTACGCCGAGACTGCACTGGCGATTCTGGCGGGTGCCGACGACGCGGAGCTGCATGGCTGCATTCGCGTTGCCCGACGCATTCAGAGCAAGAGCTACTCTGGCCCGTGCCCCGCCGAAGGCGACGAGCGCCAGCTCTACGCTGCGTTGCGAGGAGTGCAAATTGGCCGTAGGTTGCGGAGGAAGCTATGAGCGGCGCTGCCGAGGAACTAGAGTGCCGAGCGGTGCTACTGGCGTTGTCCGGTGAGTATGTGGGGACCACGCCGCTGCTGAGCTTGCTGCGTGTGGCGCTTGACGAGTACGCAGAAGCAGAACCGGGAGCACTGCTCCGCCTTCCGCTGGTCGAGGGATACGAGGTGGTGGGCTCCCGTGTCTATAACGAGAGGGACAATGAAATGCTGCCACCCGTGCGCGCGGCGCTGAGCTTGTACCGCGTCCTGCGCCATGAGCCCGAGGAGGCGCTGCGCGTGCTGCGGCTGATCGAGGACGCTACCCGGAGCATGCAACCGTGACGTGCCGGAGCTGCGGTGCGGCCCATCGGTGGAGCGAGCTGCCGTTGCTCGGCGTGCAGCGCGTGGAGGCAGACGAGGACGGGCCAGAGCTGGAGCTGGAGCTGCGCAACTGCACCGCCTGTCACACCACGCTGGCGCGCGAGCTAGCGCCGGATGCGCGGCAGGATGACGAGCCCGACGCCTAGCACTGCGACCGCGCCGAACAGGGACCAGCCGAGCGTCGAGGCCAGCGTGCTCTTGGCGCCGCCGATGCCGAGCGCGACTGCGGCGTTGTTGTAGCGCAGGACGTTTCCGACGTACTGGCCCTTGTAGCCGCGCAAGTTGAAGCGGTCATTGCCGGTGCGACACGTGCCACCGGAGTTGTACTTGGCGGCGACAGTGGGGAAGCCGTTGGCGTCGAGCTGCTTGCCCATGAGCTTCGCGCCCATGTCGATGTTGAGCTGCGGGTCGTAGCGGTCGGCGGCGGAGTAGCCGAGCATGACCGCCGTGCTCGGGATGGGCTGCATGATGCCGATACTGCCGTAGGCGTCGCCCGACGTGATGCTGGCCTGCTTTGCGGGATTGTTCGACCAGAGCCCTGTCTCTTGTGTGGCCGCGGCCAGTAGCCACGTCACCGGGACGCCGAAGCGGGCCGCGCTCGACTCGAACTGCGGCGCCCAGTTGGCCCACGTCTGCGTGAGGTATTTGTGCTCTAGGCTGCCTGGCGGATACACCGGGACGCCTTCGCCCTCCACCTCGATGGCACCGCTGGGCAGCGTACGCCAGCGTTTCCCGCCACACGGATTGACCCACGCACTGCTCAGCGCAATCACGGCTCCAGCCTAGGCGCAAAGGCGGGCGCGACGCAAAAATTGACCCACGTCCCCGGCCGCCGATACGCTCTGTTGGCAAATGAGCGCCGAGCGCGTTCCCCCACGTCGGACTGGCACATCCGCCGAGTGCGTGCTGGTCCCCGTGCGAGATGTTCACGAGCTGCTGGAGAAACTGATTGAACTGGAAAACGCGATAGAGTCGATGGGAGCCGCACGCTTCGAGCTGCGCATGGCACGCATGAGAATCGAGAGCCTTCTGACAACTGAGACGGTAACGAAGTGAGCCTGGACCGACGATGGGTGTATGCGGGACTGGTAGTTGCCGCTGCCGGAGCTGGACTCGCCAAGCTCTTGCCGTCCGGGCCGCGCATTCGCGCGGGCACACGGCTCATGGTGGTGGGCGACTCGCTGGCCGTAGGCATGGCGCCGTACTTCGCTTGCCTGAGCAAAGAGCAGAAGCTCCCCTTCGACGCGCTCGCCAAGGTCAGTACGCGCATTGACCAGTGGGCGGCGAGCCAAGTGCTCGCGGAGCACGTCGCGACGTTCAAGCCGACCCTTGTGCTCGTCAGCCTCGGCACCAACGACGCTTTTATGATGGGCGACGTCGCCGCCAAACAGCGCCCAGCGCTCGCGCAGCTCATAGCGCAGCTCACGGTAGGCGGCGCCGAACTGGCGTGGATAGGCCCGCCGCAGCTAGCGGGCAGGCCGAACGCCGGGCTGCTCACTCTGCTCAAGAGCGCCATCCCGGCGTCTAACTATTTCGCCTCCGAGACGCTTCCGATCCCACGCGGTCCCGACAACCTGCATCCGACCGCCAAGGGCTACGCAGGCTGGTCTGGAGCCATCTGGCAGTGGCTCTCAGGGCCGCCTGGCTCGGGCTCGTGCGGCGCTTGACCCCCATGCTGTCAGCGACTACAGTGACAGCATGGTGACCCGCAAGAAAAAGGCACGTGTTAGCAAGCGCGCAACCGGCAGGCAACACAAGGGGCCGGAACGCCCCAATGGGATGCACGTGATCACGTTGAGGATCGACGCGGCGAGCAAAGGCAAGCTGCATGAGCTGGCCTTGAAGTCGAGCCTGAAGACCGGCAGGAATATGTCCTACAACGCGACGATCCTGCAACTAATCCAAGCGGGATAGCGTGGCGTGGCGTCTCAAGCACGGTGCGAGCAACTACAACTTTGTGGATCTGACGGGCCAGATCCTAGTGGGCTGTACGGTGCTGGGGCGCGCACCAAACACCGTTCGCGGGAACGCCGCGTGGTGCGTGCGCGCGGCTTGTGGCCACCGGATAGTGATCCAAGGCATCACGCTGCGCGCTAAACACAAGAGCAATCCGGCGCTGGAGCACCGCTGCAAGCCGTGTCGTTAGCGCCGCCAAAGGTGAGGAAACATGCGGTTGAGCGCCGCCTGGCGCTGCGCGCAGGGCGAGCAGTTGGGATCGAGCCCGAGCGCGCGCGCCACCGGCTTGGCGACTGCCGCCACGGCGTCGCCAGCTCCAACGCTGCCGCACCGGGCGTGCTGGGCCGCGAAGGCGTTGGCGCCGGCTGGCGCGAACGCGCCGCCAACTCCGCAGCGCTCGCACTGCACCTGGAAGCCGCCGGGCACGGCCTGAAACAGAACCGACGGCGCTTGTGGATGCCGCTGCATGGGCAGAGTCTACGCGCGACCTGGGGGGCGGTGCACGTTTCTCGCGTCGAGGCCGGCGACTGGCTAGGATGACGCCATGGACAAGTGGGACGCTATCAAGCTCGCGGCCACGATGCGCTGGGCGCCGAGGCGTTTCTAGCCAAGCACAAGTTCCGCCCCGGGCGCTACATGCTCGTCCGCGGTCGCAAGCGCTACCCCTCGAAAGCCGTCTTCGGCGTGGCGATGGGCCGCGCCGCGGCGAGCTTCTCGGGCGGCGCCGCCCACGTCCAGAAAGCCGCGAAACGCCTCGGGCTCCGCGTTGAGGCGCAGAGCAAGTGACGGCGGCGTTGACAGCACTGACAGCACTGATAGACTGACGGGGTGTCAGAGCGGACACCAGGAAGAGTCTAGGAAGCATGGGGAAACTCGAACGCACTCACCACGACGAACGCAACCGAGATGGGCGCTACCGCGCGTCGCCGCTATGCGATGGTTGCGGCAAGCCTGTCGGCACCAACTATGGCACGGACGCCGAAGTTTGCGGAGGGA